AGAAAAAATACGGAGAATAAGAAAATAGTTAAATTTATTGAAGCATTAAAGGAAAAAGGCTATATAAATACAAATTCTAACACTAATATTGAAAAGACTATAAAAAAAATCAGTTGTTTGGAAGAAAAATTAACTGATGAAGAATTTGAAGAACTTCAAAAATTATTTTTTATAGTAACTGAAAATATAAAAGATGAATACTTTGAATTAGGTATGATAGCAGGAAAAGTAATGCAAGATGAATAAGAGCAAAAGAAAAAAGGGCAACCGCCAAGAAACCCTTTTAATTGAATAGTGAATGAAAAAACACTTAGTTTTTAACAAACACCTATTTGACTTATGCTTAATTATAACATATTTTCCTATATTTTACAAGTTTTTTTTCTCTCAAAGAGGAGGAAAAATTTATGAGTTTAAAAGAATTGAATGATCTAATTGAAAGATTTGGAGATGTCCAACTTTTAGAAATCAAGGAAGAGCTACAAAAAATGGGATATGCTTGTAAGATTGCTGGTGATAAAAATGATTAGGACAATCTATATTATCACAAATGAAGATAAAATAATTCTTTCAGCTTTCACCACTTTGCAAGCTGCTAAAAATGAAATTGAATTAAATTATTCAGAGTTCCCAGAAAATTTTAATATTGAACCTTGTGCATTGAATATTGATGCTAGATTTATTAATGAAATTAAGAAAGAAATGGGGGTTGAAAATGGAAAGTAATTTATATTTCAAAGATGAAACTTCTAAATACATATTTTTCTTAGTTGAGCTAGGAGGAAAACCTCAACTTGATTTTCTAGGAGTAGATTTTAGTCATTATAGCAATAAAGAAAAGGCTAAAAATTGGTATAACAAAATTAAAAATATCATTGAAAAATCAGAACATTCAAAAATAGATGAAGCCATTGCTTCATTGGAAAAACTATATAAAGGAATGGCAAAATAAGGAGTAATAATGAAAACAAAACAATATATAGAATCTAGAATTGCAGCATTAGATAAATTAAGAAAAGAAGCTCTAAAAGAATACCAAACAAAACTTGATAATGGTATTGATGATGAAGAATTATGGAAATATATCAGCACTAAAAGAGTTGAAATTTATACTTTGAAAGATATTTTAAAAGACTAGGGGGATTCAAAATGTTAAATAGAACAGTTAAAGAAAAAATGTTAAAAATAATGGAATTAGGATTTGAAGTTAATAGAAAAGAAAAAAATACTGTGTTTATTCGTTTTTCAGGACATTGTGAACTTTTTGAAGTGAGCATACATAGTAAAGGTTGGAAAAATGGAGTAGGAGCAGATTTTTTTAAAGATATGTTTCTTGCTAGATTATCACAAAGAGAAACTGAAGAAAAATTAGATGAAATTATTGAAGAACTTGAAAGATTAAAAATAAATTAAGGAGCTTCCTATGGCAAAAAGATATTACTGGCTTAAATTACAAGAAGATTTCTTTGAGTCAGATGAAATAAAAATAATTGAATCAATGCCTAATGGTGTTGTCTATTCAAACTTTTACTTAAAATTACTTTGTAAATCATTAAAAACTGATGGAAGACTAATCTTTAAAGATATTATTCCATATACTCCTGATATGTTAGCAAACATTACTGGGGTTGCAGTTGATACTGTAAGAGTTGCCATTGATATTTTTATAAAATTAGGATTAATGGAAAAACTTGATGATGGTGCATTGTATATGATTGCTGTTGAAAGTATGACTGGATCTGAAAGCGAATGGGCAACTAAAAAAAGAAATTATAGAAAATCATTAGAAGTAAAAGAAAAAAATCTATTATTAGAAACTTCTAAGACAAATAAAGGACATAATGAGGACAATGTCCAAAATGAAAAGGACATTGTCTTAAACAAAGTGGACATTGTCCGACAAGAGATAGAGAAAGACATAGAGATAGAATCATATAATCATGATCATAATATTTTAAATAATATAAAAAATATAAAGAGAGATGAGAAGAATGATGATTTAAAAAAGATAAAACAATGGTTTAAAGAAAATGGAATTGATTTTTCTAAGAAACATGAAGTTAAAGTTTTAGAGCTATTAAAAAATAACTCACTAGATTTTGTTTTAAAAACATTCCAGGAACAACTAGATATTTTAAAAAATAAATCTGATGTTAAAAGTGTAGCTGCTGTTTTCTCTAATCATCTTTTTAAAGGAACTTGTGAGGTAAACTTTCAAGAACTTGAAAAGAAAGAGACTGAACATCAAAAAATTAAAGAAGAAGAGAGAAAGGAGTGTGAAAAAAATGATAGTATTCTTAATGTTTTCTTTGAACTTTCCTTAAATGAACAGGAGGAAATTGAAAATACAATTCTAAAAAAACATAATATAAGCCATTTTTCTCAGGTAAAGCAGAAAAGTAAAACTATGTATTATAAACTAATTAGTTCTTTTATCTATGAAGAACTCAAGTTAAAAGAATTGATTTAAAAAGGAGATTTATGGGAACAACAAAAATTAACATGCCATTTGCAAAATGGTGTGAAGTCCAAAAACAATTTGAAGAAGTCAATAAAATACTTCCTGATGAAGAAAAACTTGACTTTGAAAAATATAAATATTGCTCCAGTTATGGAAAGTTATTATGGCATTTATGTGCTATAAAAATTGGAGCATTTAGAAGTCTGAAAGACCCTGAATTTTATAACTGAAAGGAGCAATAATGCTAAGAGGAAAAATTTATAGCTGTACAGATAAAAAAACATATAGTGTTAGCTTCATTGATTACAGAAATAAAAAAATGATAGCTATTTCAAATGGTCAGAAAAAGGAATTTGATTTTAAAGAAGTTGAATGGCTTGAAGCAACTGGATATACTGCTGGAACTTCAATGATTTATAGGCAAGACTTTATTCTTGCAACTAAAGATAATGAAGTTTTATCAGGAATTGTTATAAAAAAATTTGGAGCTTGGCACTTATGTAATAAAAAAAGAGGACTTAGTAAATCTTTAAGAACTCTTAAAGAATCTGGATATATATTTGTGAATTTAAAAAATTCTAAAACTTATTTTAAAAATAAGCTTTAGTTAAAAATAATAAAGGTGGGGTTGGAAAAACTTATATAACTCTACAATTAGCAGCACACAAAGCATTAATAAAAAATAAAAAGACATTGATTCTTACCAGCGATTCCCAAAATGATATTTTAAAATTTGCAGGTATCAAAATTGAAGATACAAGCAAAGCTGGACTCGAAGATTTTATTGAAGGTAAAAGTTATAAAATTAAAAAATTAAGAGAAAATCTTTTCTTCTTGCATCTGCAAGGATATAAGATAAAAAATTCTTTTGATGAGGCTTTTAAGAGAGCTATAAAACTTTTAAAAGATGAGTATGATTATATTGTTATTGATGGTTCACCAGTAATGGGGTTAGATAATTTATTTATTGAAATATCTGACCATATAGTTATTCCAACTTTTCTTGATAGCATTACAACACATTCAGTGTTGAGTATGTTAAAAAAAGTTGATTTAAACAAGGTTAAGGCTGTTGTTCCAAATAGAACTGGAAGGACAAAACTTGAAAAAGAATATTATGATTTTTTGAATAAAAAATTAGGAGTACAAGGAATCCATTTAAGTTTTCCTATCCCAGAAATTAGTCTTATTTCTAAATTAATTGATAAAGAAACTTTAATATGGGAAAGTAAATCTCAAAAATTAGATTATGTTAAAGGTATTTTTATTAATATCTGGAAGGAGATAGACAATGAATAAAAATTTAGAAAATGATTTTGATATTGTTATATCTTCTAAATCAGAAATAAAGGAATTTGACTTCGCTAGTTACGAATTAAATGATGTTGAAATTGCTACTGTGTCTGAGCAAGAAAAAATATTTATGAATACATATAAAAAAATGAAAAATAATTTGTTTGATATGTGTTCATCACTGGCATTGATTGAAAAAACTTTAAAGCCTACAGGGTCATTTATGGCTTGGTATAGTTCAAAAGGATTAACTAAAGATGCTGTTTCTGTCTATTTAAAAAGATGGAAATTTTATAAGGAATTTCCAGATTTTAAAGAAAAAATATTTTCTTATTCAGATCAAGCTATAAAAATTTTAACAAATAATGAAATTAAGTATGAAGAAGTTTTAAGTATTTTAGAGAATGACATATATAAAATTAAAGAAATTAGGAAACTATTAATTCCTGTCATTGAAGAGAATAAAAGAGAATTTCTTCCTGCTGGACAAAAGTTTTTTAATTTCAAAAAGGTAGAAAGAATGAAAAAAAGAACAATGAAATTAAATGATACTGATAAGCAGGAATATAAAAAAGAACTTACAGAGTATATAAAAAAATTACAACAACTAGTGGAGGAAATATGAATTATAAAGATAATTTGATTGAAAAAGCAGAAGCTATTATAAGAAATAATAAATCTTTAATAGAGGATGATGTTGCTGTTGCTATGTTAGGAATTGAAAGAATTACTGCAATCAAAAAAGAAGTGTTAGAACTTGAAATTTTTATTGAAGTTTTAAAAAAATTTGCAAAATAAAGAAGCTTTATCAATTTTACACTGCAAATAACTTGCTCGTGCTGATAAAGCCCTCAGACAGTTTTATTTTACAGTAAGTTATTTGTGGTGTCAAGAAAACAGGAGGACATGATGCTAGAAATAAGAAAAATTGGAGAAGACTTTTACTTAGTTGGTGGAGAATATACTGCAAGCAGTTTTAATGAAGCTGTTGTAATAGCTTATAAAAATAAGAAGATAAAAGGATTTAAAGTTGACTGTACGGAAATTAGCTTCTGGAAAAAATTGAAACATAAACTTAACTTTTCTTTTCTTCTATTAGAAACTTGGATGTGATTTTATGGATATTTTAAAATTAGCATTAGCTGCTCTTTTAGCAGAAAGGAGTGTTGAAAATGAGGAAAGCTCAAAAGACTGTGAAAAGACAAATAAAGATAAATGAAAAGAAAGAAATTAAATTTATAGAAAAACCTACTGAAAGTGAGCTTGATGCTTTAAGTTTAAAGACACTTTTGCTTTCATTGGAAATTGTAATTGGTAATCATCAAAAGGTTTGGAAAAATGAAAAAGATGGTTATTTAAATACTTATTACAAGATATTACTAGGTAGATGTAAAAATCTAACATCTGATATTTATAACAAATGTTATGACGATGTTAAAGACCAAGACATAGAATATGAAGAAAATTTCTATACTAGAGAAGTTATGCAAGCTCATGTTAAAGATTGTGCAAACTCTATCTGGGAAAAGGCTCCAATGACTTTGGAAGATAAATTACAAAGGCTTCCAGCTGGATTTACAGATACAGTTCATTCTTGGAATAAGCTCATTAAAAATTTTAAATTAGATAGAGTTAAAAAATTAGTCAATGAACTTAATATTAAAGAAGAAGTTCAAGAACTAATAAAATCGTCTGAAAAATATTTAGATATGGTTGATAGAGAAATTATGAAAATTAAAACTGCTTAGGAGGATAAAATGAAAAAATTTAAAATGAAAGCTTGGTTAATGAAAGAAAAGAAAATGGTATCTATTATTGGAATAGATTTTAATTATGAATATATAAGATACACAGAAGATGATAATTTATTTAATGAAAATTATAAAACAGCTGAATTTAAAAATATAGAGCTTTTACAATTTACTGGATTAAAAGACAATGGTGGTCAAGAGCTTTATGAAGCAGATGTAATTAAATTTAATGACGGTATAGATGATATTTATGGATTAATTTCCTATGATGATGAAGATGGAACTTATCGTGTTTCTTATGAAAATATTACAGAACACCTTTCAGAAAGAGAAGGAGACTTTGAAATTGTTGGCAACATTTTTGAAAATCCAGACTTACACGAACAACTAGGATACTAGGTGAATTAAATGGGAAAAATTTGTAAATGGTGTTCTAACTATAACAAAGGAAAATGTACTATTTTGAATGAAAAACTTTATCCAGATGTTCCCTCTTCTGGTTGGGGAACTTTGGATATTGTTACAAAATTTTTTGATAATCATTTCAGAAGGTTCTTAGATCCTAATGATTTATATGATTTAGCAGATGAACTTTCAGATGAAATAAATAATTTTGTTATTGAAAAATCAGAAGCTACAACTATAGAGCTTGCTTATGAGCAACAAGAAGATTTTTCTTGTAAATACTGGAGGTAATTGGATGACCACACATAAAATGGAATCATTAATTTATACCTATTTTCAAAGTGGAAGTTTAGCAATTGTTCCAAGAGTAACTAAAAATAATGCCTGGCTTGATACAGAAGTAGAACCAGCAACTTGGAGAAACATAGTAAATCACGAATGTGATATGCTGATTGTTACTAAAAAATGTTATTTAACTGAAGTGGAAATAAAAATATCTTTATCTGATTTAAAGGCAGATTTTAAGAAAAAACATCAACATAAAGATGGAAATATAAAAAATTTCTACTATGCTTTTCCAGAAGAAATGAAAGAGAAAGCATTAGAATTAATTCCAAAAGAATGTGGAATTTTAATAGCAGTAGAAAAGAAATGTAGTATTCCATATAGAACGATCGAATGTTATAGAAAACCTAAAATAAACAAAGAAGCTAAGCCTGTGAATGATATAGTTCTATCAAAAATTTATAGACTTGGCTATTTAAGGTACTGGAATTATAGAATGTCAGGAGGAATAAGTGAGTAAATATAGAGTTGGATTTTTATTAAGTAATAGTCATAGTACTAATGCAAAAGTTATAGATTTAGTTGATGATTGGGATTATGCAGAAAAAGAAGCAAAAGAAATAGTAAATAGTGATGATAAATTAAATGAACTTTTAGGAGAATGGTTGTCAGAAGTAATGTGGGCTGAAATAAAATTTTTAAAAACGAAGAAAGAGCAAAAAGAATGGGTGAATTTGAATGGTTAA